ATTGAGAAACTTGAAGAAGATATGATTAATTCATATAGTTTGCCAGTGATTGATATGATAGGATAAGAAAGTGGCTACAAACTTCTACTTTAATAACTTTACTAACTCAATGGAGCAAGAACTAGTTGAGGACTTGATTATAGAGTCTACTCGAATATATGGTCATGACTGTTGGTATATTAGTAGAACACTTGGCGCAAAAGACGAACTTCTAAACGAAGATGATCTATCAATCTTTAGCTCAGCATATTCAATGGAAATGTATATCAAGAACGTAGATGGGTTTGAAGGAGAAGGTGACTTCTTATCAAGATTTGGTTTACAAATTCGTGATAGTATTACATTCACTATTGCTATTCGAACTTTCAATAAAGAAGTTGGATTACATACAGAAGACGTAAGACCTCAAGAAGGTGATCTAATATATTTCCCATTGAATAAAAAGATATTCCAAATACAACACGTAGAGCATGAAGCAATATTCTATCAAATGGGCAACTTACAAACATACGATTTGCGTTGTGAACTATTCGAATACTCTGGTGAAAGATTTCAAACTGGTTGGTATGAGATAGACTCACTACTAGATGCTTATGATTTAACATCCACAGAAGCTAATGCAGATATCGAAACGTTTGATGCTCTTGCTGATAACACAACGATTGAAACGGTTGCCGATAACATTTTGGATTTCACCGAGACAAATCCATTTGGAGAGGATAACTACTAATGTTTGGGCATAGATTTTACAACGAAACTACACGAAGATATGTTGCCGTATTTGGTACGCTATTCAATGACATTGTGATATATCGTAGAGACAATAGTGATGCTATTGTACAAACAATTAAAGTACCTGTTAACTATGGTCCAATCCAAAAGTTCTTATCTAGACTAGAGCAAGACCCTAATTTGACTGCTCCAGCGATGACATTACCTAGAATGAGTTTTGAGATAACTGGAATGACATATGATCCAGAGCGCAAGCTAACTAATATGGTACAAAACTCTACAGTCAATGCGGCAGATGCAAATGCATTTAAAACTCAGTTTACGCCTGCTCCATACAACTTAGAATTTCAACTAAACATAATGACTAAGTTTGCTGAAGATGGTACGAAGATTTTAGAACAAATCATCCCATTCTTTAAACCAGAACAAACTTTGACAGTAAGACTTGTTGATGATATAAACTTATACCTAGACATTCCTGTTATATTGAATAGTATAAGCACAGAAGATATATACGAAGGCGATTACGAATCACGTAGAAGTTTACTATGGACTCTCAGCTTTACTATGAAGGGATACTATTTCGGTCCTAAGACAGATAAAAAAGTCATAAAATTTGCAAAAACTAAATCGTATGACGGAATGGATGATAGTCGTAACCCACAGGTAATAAATGTGTTTCCTGGTATGACTTCTAGTAACGAACCTACTAATGACCCTACTGAAACTGTAGACTGGTCAAACATCGACTTTGAGGAAGATTGGGCGTACATCGTAGAATATGAGTGAGGATTAAATGGAAGATGAAATAGGTAAAAACTTAGGCTTAACCCCAATTAACGAGATTATTGAAGGCGAAGTCATAGTTGATAAAAAACATACTAATTGCGGAACACCAGATTGTTGTGGAGATTGTAACACTGCAACTGATGAAGAAAATGATTACAAGTATGCAAGAGAAAACTTTTACAATGTAATTGAAAAGGGAACAGATGCTTTAGAGCAGATGTTAGATGTAGCGAAAGCATCAGAGCATCCTCGTGCTTATGAAGTCGTATCTACTATTATGAAAACACTTGTAGATGCCAACAAAGATTTAGTATCGATGGGTGATAAAAAACGCAAAGAAGAGCCTACTGAAGATAAAAAGGTTACAAATAACAACTTGTTTGTGGGTAGCACAGCCGAGCTACAACAACTTTTAAAAGATGTGAAAAATGAATGATATTCAAGTAAAGGGTTACAACGGTAACACTAACATTAAACGAAAGGGCATGTCGATTGAATTCGATCAAGACATGATCCAAGAATATGTTAAGTGTGCTAAAGACCCAATTTATTTTGCAGAAAAGTATATTAAAATTGTTCATGTAGACCATGGGTTGATACCCATTCGCATGTACGAGTATCAAAAAGAAATCGCAAACGCAATTACTCACAATAGACGTGTGACAGTTAACACTTCACGTCAGGCTGGTAAAACGACAACTGCGGCGGCCATTATCTTACATTATGTTCTATTTAACGACCATAAAACTGTTGCGCTACTTGCAAACAAAGGCGATGCTGCACGTGAAATTCTAGACCGCATTAAAATTGCATATGAAGCATTACCCAAGTGGATGCAACAAGGCGTGATTGAATGGAACAAAGGGAGTGTTGAATTTGAAAACGGATGTAAAATTCTTGCAGGAGCTACATCAAGTTCTGCTATTCGAGGTAAGTCTATATCGTTTCTTTATATTGATGAGACGGCATTTGTAGAGAACTGGGACGAGTTCTTTGCTTCTGTGTTTCCAACAATTTCATCTGGTAACACAACAAAAATCTTGTTCACGTCAACACCCAATGGACTTAATCACTTCTATAAGACTTGTGAGGGTGCAAAAGAAGGCAAGAACGGATATATCTTTATTGAAGTACCTTGGGAGAGAGTGCCTGGTCGTGATGATAAATGGAAAGAAGAAACTCTCCAAGCAATGGATTACGACTATCAAAAATTTGCACAAGAATTTGAGTGTCAATTTTTAGGTTCTTCTGGCACTCTCATCGAAGGATCTAAGTTAAAGAACTTAGTATATAAGAAAACTGTACACGATAGTCAAGGTCTTAAGATTTATAAAGAGGCCGAGAAGGGTAGAACATATGTCATGGTCGTTGATGTGTCTAGAGGTAAGGGTTTAGATTACTCTGCATTTCAAGTCATTGACGTAAGTGAAATGCCTTATAAACAGGTAGCAACTTTTAGAGATAATATGCTAACACCTATTGACTATGCTGAAATGATTTATAGAGTTCATAAACTATATGGTGAATGCTATATGTTAGTGGAAGTAAATGATATTGGTGATCAAGTAGCTGACCTTCTTAACTACGAATATGAGGTAGAGGGTTTACTACATACAGAGAGTGCGGGACGTTCTGGTAAAAGAATATCAAGTGGTTTCGCCAAAGCAACAGATAAGGGCATTCGGACAACGAAATCGGTAAAGGCAGTCGGATGTAATATGTTAAAGATGTTGGTAGAACAAGATCAATTAATTATCAATGATTTTGATACAATAAAAGAATTGTCTACTTTCTCTAGAAAAGGCGTTAGCTATGAGGCTGAGCCTGGTAATCATGATGATTTAGTAATGTGTTTAGTTCTATTTGGATGGCTAACAGACCAAACGTTTTTCCAAGAGATCACGGACATAAATACTATGATAAAACTAAGACAAAAAACAGAGCAACAGATTGAAGACGAACTTTTGCCATTTGGATTCAACAACGATGATATCATGTTAGATGAGGATCTAGAAAATAGGTTTCCTACGTGGTTCAATTACTAAATCGTTGATTTTATAAATATGAATAGTATAGAATTGAAGTCACAATCTTTTTTAATAAATAAGGAGAAATGGAAATGGCATTTCAAGTAAGCCCAGGCGTTAATGTCAGCGAGATCGACCTATCTACAGTAGTACCAGCAGTATCAACTTCTACTGGTGGGATTGCAGGTGTTTTTCGTTGGGGGCCCATCAATGAAAGAATTTTAATTAGTTCTGAAGTAGAATTAGCCCGCCGTTTTGGTAAACCTAAAACTGGGTTTAATACTGAAACGTTCTTTACCGCCGCAGATTTTTTAGCATACAGTAACGCATTATATGTTGTACGAGTATCAGACGGCGTAAAAGCAAATATTATAGGTGGTTCGATTCCGACAGAAAACGGAATTACAATCACTAATCAGGGTTCAGGATTTACAGCTGTCCCAACAATCACTTTTACAGGTGGTGCAGGTACAGGCGCTACAGCTACTGCTAGATTAGAAGTAGTCACAGCTGCCATCGGCGATGATGCTGGTACAGGATATACAGCTGGAGATATTGTAACAGTTGACCTAGGAGATGGTGTAGAAGCGACATTCACTGTTAATACTATCGATGCAGGAAATAGCGATGCAGTAGCGACACTATCTATCTTAGAAGCTGGCGCATACACTGCAATCTCTGGTGGTTACACTGGAGACGAAGTAGCAACTACCGGTGGTACTGGTACTGGACTAACACTAGATTTATCTCTAGGCCTAGATGCAATCGTAGTAACAAGCGGTGGTACAGGTTATACTTCTAATCCAACTGTAGTAATCGCTGGCGACGGTATTAATGCAACAGCAACAGCTACAATAGCATCTACTCAGCTAACTGCAAAGTATCCAGGTGTAATTGGGAACTCACTAGCAATCGAAATTATGACTGCTTCTACTTTTGCTACAGCAACTCATAAAGGTGCATTTGATAGTGCGCCAGTGGGTGATGAAATTCACGTAGCTGTTATCGACGAAGATGGTGCAATCTCAGGTGTAGCTAATACAGTATTAGAAACATATGCAGATTTATCAACAACTCAAGGTGCGGTAAAGGCAGACGGTTCGAATAACTTCGTAAACAATGTTCTTAATCAAAAATCAGAATATATCGAAGTTGCTTCAAGCGTAGATATTGCTAACATCACACCAGACTTGTACTCACTATCAAATGGTA